AAAGATTCATCAAAAAGATTATTTTTTGACATTACATTTGTACTATCAAAAATAGTAAATGGATTAGAAACTCTTAATCTTCCAAATGCATCATAAGCATTTGATCCATTTCCACCACCAATAACTACTGGTTCTACATTTACGTTGTTACATCCTTGAGACATTAACAACCTCCTCTCATTAAGAACCAATTTTGTCTTTGAGTTTTCTCAATTGCTTCTTTTTGATAGGTAGTATTTAACTGATTTTGTAATGTTTCCAACGCTTGGTTAATCTGTCTAAAACTTTCAGTAGAAAACTCTTGCGGTGGTTCAGGTAAAAATACTTGTACTTTAGCCATTATCTTCTTCCATCTGGTGATATATCTACTCTAAATACACCGTATCTCCATCTGTCGTCAACAGCATCATTTTCTATTTTAACTGCTGCTAATCTAGATCTAGCTCTTGTATCTATCTTGTCTGTAGAAGAGTTAACTGTAAAAGGCCCTAGTGTAGAACTTGTTTGAACATCTGCAGGGTATCGTCTTAGTAAAATCGTTACTTTAGCATTTCCTTGTAAATCTTTAAAGTCTGGTATAAATCTACTAACTCTCATAAAGTATTCACCGTCTCCATCTACATCTAAATCAAAATCTCCTGATTCAATGTATGCTGCTATAGCATTAACCGTATTACCATTATCTAATACTTCATTAGTTCCTACTTCGTGATTAAATACATAACTTGCACCGTTAGATACTCCATTAACCGTTGGTGTTGTAGGAGCAATCGATGTGTCAAATTTAGTTGCCATAGGGTCTTCAAATACGTGAGCATCCGCATAGCTTGTTCTAGCTAAAGAACCTGTAGTCCATACTTGTTCACCTACATTATAGGTAACTGACCTATTAACATAGCTTGATGTAGCAGATGCATAAAACCAAGTTATTTCTCCAAACAAACTATTATGTGAACCATAAGTAAGCTCGCTAGCTGAAAAGTTAAAACCTAAATTATCTGCTGTAGTAGTAAATACAAAGTCTTCTACTAAAGAACCCATTGATTTAACTGTTCCATCAAACATAAAAAAGCCACCAGAATCCCCCATCCAATAGACAGCTCCGTTAGCGAATACTATAGAATGTTGACCTATACATCCACAATTAGAACCTACTTGTCTAATGCTAAATGTAAATGGAGCACCAACGTACTGCATTAAGTATGCAGAAGTATCTGTTAAAATAAGAATATAATCCTTACCTTTAGCTGCTCCTATAATCTTTGTTCCTGAATCTATTCTAAATGTACCTGCAGTATTAGTTGATGTAGGTGTATAATCATTAATATTCTCTTGATCAGAGAATCTAATAAACATTTTATCTTGTGTTGTAGGAGATCCTATTGTTGTTTCAGTACCTAAAAATATTAAATGTCTATCTCTATCAGATACAATAGACATAACTGATTTAGTTGGAGCGTTGGTAATTAAGGATGCTCTTGTTGTTACACCTGTTCCTCCATTAGGATCCCATTGAAAAGCAGGGCCGTTTTTAATAGTTGCTATTAATAACTCACCGTAGTTATCTAAAGACCAAGAAGCAGGATCTAGTATAGCGTTTGAAGTTGTTCTTGGTGTACCCCAAGTTGATAAGTTCCAAGTACCTGTACCCCATCCGTATCCATATGCTTGTAATAAAGGGCCAATCTTATAATAAGGACGTGTGTCTAAAGTTCCGTTGTTCGTTGCTCCTGTTCCAGTTTCCGCAGAAGCCATAGTAATTGTAAAAGTTAAAGTTGTAGGAATAGATTGTACTTCATAAAGTACGTCATCAAAGTCTGATGCTGTGTAATCAGTTTGACCAGCTGTAAATGAACCTGCGTTAGCAAATGTAAGAATATCTCCTACTTCTAGATTGTGAGCTGATGGTGTTGTAATTGTAACTGTCGATGATCCGTTGACCGTGGTTATATCACAACCTGCCACGTTCAAGGAACTATCTAAAGGTGTAATATCATAATAATTATTACCATCATAAATATATAATATCTTGTTTGTACCGATAGCAGCGAATCTTCGTCCATCTAAATCAGCCCAAGTGTGAATGGCTCTAGCTGCACCTACTAATGTAGAAGTCATTACCTGTTCCCAACCCCCTATCTTTTCAGGGGCTCCATATCTAAAACGAACATTATCTCCATCTACCCATTGACCTTCGGCCTGTGATGAAGTAGCTTGTTTATTGAATCCTGGTGCAAATTGTACTTTTCGTAATGGCATAAAGGTATTATACACCATTTATTTTTGTCTATAAATACGACCTACTTTATATTAAAAGCAAAACTAATCCTTGTCTTTTTCGATAAATTAGGCTCAACGTGATGAAATATCCAAGATGGAAAAATATATAAACAACCAGCTAAGGCTGGTAAAAACCAAGTTCTAGAGTTATGATGATTATATTCATAGTTATCATCTTGAGATAAAAAATTGTCAATTGGTGAAGGATTTGTAAATACTATATTACCGCAATCTTTTGGAGCTGATACATAGAAACATCCTGAAACTTTACTTTTAGGATGACAGTGAGACATATTATAATCTTTGTTTTTATTTAAATTAAACCATAAATCAACTAATTCAACTTCTTCTTTTTGTTTTAATACATCTTTTAAATATATTTTTGAATATTGTTGAATGTTTTCTTGTAATTCTTTTGTCTCTTTAAACAAAAGTAAATCATTACTTTGATATCCAGTTGGATTACTTCTGTGCCTTCCCTTATCTTTTTTCATATGATTTAAACAAAAACTTTCTAGCTTTTTTAAATCAATATTAAGGTTCACTTGTGCAACACTTGTTTTAAATAAATCTCTAATTATCATATAAATGTGGCAACTAAAATAACACGATGTCCTGTTTTTGGAAATCTTTGATAATGTTTTAAACTATTAAAACATATACCTTTATATTTTTTTGGTTCTATCTCCTTTATTAATTTATTATTATCATTTACAATACAAGTTGTAGCATTTTTATCACAATCATTCAAATAAATGATTATCTGTTTATGGTCAAAACCATCGTGATCTAAATGTATGTGTGATTTTTTATTACCATTATTAAAAGTTAAATTATAATTAATACGTGTATAAAACATAACTTTTTGATTAATTGCCTTACAAAAATTATTTAATATATCTACAGATTCTTCATAATAAGGAGAATTAACAGCTTCTTTTAGACTACAGGTTTCAAGTCTTTTTTGTACGGTATGAGATAGAAATATGTTCTTTGATTTATATAAATTTTTTTCATCTATTGGATCAAAATTTTGAATAAAAAAAGGAAAATCTTTACTTAGTACAATTTGATTTATAAACTCTAAATTTCTTTGTGTTAAAAAATTACTATGTTCCTTTAATTCTAATTTGTTATTCATTAAAAAAACGACCACCAACCAGTAATAATATACTTTTCTTTTTTCATATTTATCACACCTTTATGAGAATGAGTCCAGTCAGAAGGCCATATAAGAGTTGATCCAGCAACACAATCTGCAGTAAAGTTTTGATTTGGAAATTCCGTTCCAGCGTCTTTAACCGTATTTAAATACGTCATAAAAACTAAAACTCTTTTTGCATTACCAGCATTACTTCTTTCACAATGTAGTTTTTTAAATCCTCCTCCTGGTTTATAGTATTGAATATTAAATAATTCAGACACTGTATATCTAGCAAGAAGAGTTTTTGTTTCAGGATATAATTTCATATAACCATCTAAAGCTTTTTGAAGACCTAGTTTATATTTATCAAACGGATAATCATTAAAAATAGGATGCACATAAATATCTTCAGAATCTTTTGTTTTAGTATCCACTCCATAAAAAGTAGAACCAGGAACTGCACTTTTTTTATTTTCTTTAAACCATTTAATTAAATCCTTACAAATTTTAGGATCAATTTTATCTTGGTATATGAAAGATTCTTTTGTAGGTATTGAAGCCATATTTAAAAATAATCTATTAATATCATTACTTTTGCTTTTTTATCAGTACAATTTTCTGAATGTTGTTTATCAGAAGATTCCATAAATAATATAGAATTCTCTCTTGGAGTTACTTTAGTTCCGTCGCTTAAAACTGTATTTCCATTATTTGTGTTAACAAAATATATTGCTTGGTTATGTTTAAAATCAAATTCATTTTCAATTTCAATTGATCTAACTTCTTTATTAGATGGAAACATAAAAGCCCTAACTGAAATTAAAGAATTAATCTTTATAAAATTAAGTAAGTTTGTTTGAATAAAGTTAAAATAATTACTGTGTGCAATATTATTTTGATAGAATATATGTGTAAAATAATAACTTGTTTGTGGATCTCCTAGATCTGATTCTTTTTTAAGAAACCAAGGAAAATCATCCCCTAAAAAAACAAACTGCAAATTTCTATAAAATTCTTGTTCTATATAGTCTAAGCTTATTCTATGTTTAATTTTTTTTATTTTCATACTTTATGTTTATAAATATATCTTTACTATAATTTAAGTCAATATTTAAATATCTTCTTTAGTTAAATAATTAAAATTAATGATTATTCTTCTTGCTGTATTAGTTTGACTAACTGCACTATGTTTTATTTCATTATTAAAAATTAAAATTTTATTTTCTTCACTTAGTATTTTTATATCTTTATTATTAATGTTTAAATTAGTGTATCCATTATTTGTGTTCATATATAAAATAGCCGTCGTACAATTTTTATATGGTTTATCTATATGAGCTTCTGATTTTATTTGTTTAAATCTATTTACAAATAAATTTGCTCTTACTTCATCTATCATTACTGCGTTTAGTTTATTTAAAATAGGTACAATAAGAGGAATAAATACTTCTGAATTAATTCTAAAATTATTATAAAAAGAATGAGTAAAATAATAGTCTTTATTTTTTGAATCTCTAGTTTGACTATCTCTAAAAAACCAACCTATTTCACTATTAAATAGATAATCTTGTAGTATTTTAAATTCTTTTACTGGTAAAAAATTTGCAATAACTTTATAATTCATTTTAATTAATTATATATTTTTCATTCCAATCATAAAAAGAACAATTAAATGCGATAACAGTCTTTCTTTTTTTTGAATTATTTATTGGAGACCTGTGTAAATAAAAAGATGGGAAAAATAGTACATCACCTTCTTTAACTTTTGGCTTTTGTCCATTAATGAATTCAGTTGTTAAATTTTTATTGGGTAGTTCTAAATAATATACCGCAGACATTGAACAACCTTCGTGTAAATGCCACGTATGTTTGTCATTTTTATTATATTGTTGAAACCAACCATTATGTATTTGCCAATTTTTAGTTTTTAATTGATTACACATAAGATCCATACAATCATTTATCTTATCATAAAATAAATTTAAATATTCTCTATTGTAATCTTTTGGCAAAAACCAGTCAGTTTTACTTATTCTATCTTTTTCACTTTTTAAAGTTTTGTCTTCTATTGTAGATATTAATTCCAATAGTTTATTTTTTATTTCTTTATGGTGAGAAAATTTGTATACCCACATATTGGGTAATATATACTATGCTTTTAAAATAAAAACAATTATTGTACCCAAGATTGAGATTCCTCATCCCAAGAATATCCACTACCAGGATCTGGTCTAGGCACTGGTGCGTGATAATATCCAGTTGAAGTATTTAAAGTCCAAGAAGGATAAGGACTTTCAGCTTGAATAAATCCATTTAAATCTGCATCATATTTAAAACCAGGTTGAGCATAATTTAATCTAAAAGGAGTACCTCCTGTTAAATGAACTCCTCTATGCATATTATAAGAAGTTTGTTTCCAATTAGAATGACCTGTTAAATTTGTTAGAAACTCAACACCTTTAACTTCTGACTCAACTCCGTTATCTATTATCTTAGCATTATCGACTACTACAACTTCTTCAACTATTGAATTGTTATTTAATTTTGCAAAATGTGCCATAATATTATGCTGCGTATGGGTAGCTAATAACTACTACACCGCTTCCGCCTCCTCTTCCTGCTCCTGCACACTGTGCTCCACCGCCGCCGCCACCGCCGCCGCCTGTGTTTACTGTTCCTGCAACAGCATCATTGTTAGCACAGCTAAATGAACCTTTTCCGCCACCACCGTTTCCACCATTTCCTGGTGTACTATTGTTTTGACCGCCACCGCCGCCGCCTCCATATTCTTCTCCATTTAAATATGTATATCCATTACCACCGTCTCGACCGCTTCCAGCGTTAGATTTTCCTCCGCCGCCACCGCCTGTGAATGTTCCTGTAAATGCACCGTTATTTCCTTGTCCTGCAATTCCTGATCCTGCAGATCTGTTGTTAGAACCACCGCCTCCTGATCCCCCGTTAGAGGCTCCACCATTTAAGTTAGCTCCAGCACCACCACCTGTTGCACTATTTCCAAAAGCAGATGAAGCCGATCCTGAACCTCCAGCTCCTGCTCCGCCTCCTACTGTAATTGAGTATGCTTGTACTGTAACTGTTTGAGAAAGGTCGTCAACAAGTAAGTAACCGCCCGCTCCGCCTCCTCCTCCGTTATCAGTTCCTCCACCACCTCCGCCTGCGACTATAGCGTAGTTAACAGCATCTCCAGCAACACCGTCTAAAGCATTTCCTAAAGCTGTTACAGTGAAAGTATCTGAACCTGTAAATTTATGGAATCTTGTACCGCCAGAATCAGTAATCGTACCACCCGTAGCTTCTAAGTAAAGTTTTTTACCGCCTCTACCAAATCCTGCTTTGGATCCTGCTCCGAATGAACCTAAAATTGGCATTACTTTGTAATCCTCCTATTATGCAAACTGCGTTTGAGATGCTAAAACAGTAAACGCTGCACTTCCTGTTTTTATAACAGTATATGTGTAAACGTCAATACTACTAGCATTACCACCTGTAGGTGCTGAACCGCCTTGCCATTCTGGAGTTACTGAACTACCATCAATTGTAACTGCTGAATTATAATATGCAGTTCCGCCTTGTGAAACTAGATGAGCTATTGTAATTGATTCACCTGTATCCATAATAGAATCTAGTGAATTAGAAGCATCTCCTCTAATGTTTAATGTCCAGTTTCCTGAAGCATCTGTAGTATAGTTTAAAACTGCTTGAGTAATAACATCGTAGTCTACAGTTCCTGTAGCTGCAGTAGCTGAGTTAGTTACTTTTTCTGCTAATTGTTGAATCTTTCCTGCACCGTTAAATGTTACTCTACCAATACCTTTTGGTGTTAAATTTAAATCAATGTTAGTATCATCACCTGTTGCCGATAAAGCTGGAGCATTTCCAGTTGCAGCATTTGTTACAGTGAATTCATTTACTGCAGAAGCAGTAGTTGCAAATTTAATTTGTTCTAAATCATTTTCATCATTAATAGAATTTCCACCATCAATTAAAATATCATTTCCGTTGGCATCTAAATCTCCACCTAATTGAGGTGTAGTATCTTCAGAAATATCTTTTAAGTAAGGTACTTCAACTACGTTTGTTCCATCTGAATAAACAATTGTTGTTTTACCTTCTGTTAAAGCTACGCCTGTTCCTGATACTGTTTTGATTGTTAAAGAATTTCCGCTGTGAGTTGAACCATCAACAACAATATAAGTTTTTTCAATTCCATCTGGTACATTAACAACTCTTGTACCTGCTAAAGTTCCTGTTAATTTAAGAACAGCATTTCTAGCATTTGAAATTGTTGCATTAGTCATCGCTAATGTTACATCTGCTGATGCAACATCAATAGCTTCATAACCTGCAATTGCTTGTTGAATTAAGTTTAAATTTGTATTTGTTTTATCGCCCCACGTACCAGAGTTTTCCCCTGTTACCATTAGTTCGAGTGCTAAATCTGTAGAATAACTTGATGCCATAAATAACTCCTAATATTTAATAATTTTACTTTTAAGCCGCTGCTTTGTCAACAACACTCCACGTTGTACTTGCATTAGGCTCAATTACAGCCCAAGCATTTATACCCATTATACCTGTACTTGTAGTTGCTGTCACTCCTGTAGGAGTAACTAATTGGCTAATTCCAGCTAAAACATTGCTTACAGATGATGTTAATTGTTGACCTGTAACTTGAGCAGTAACATTTGTAAAGGCATCTGCATCACCTAAAGTTACTGTAATTTCAATTCCTGTTAGTGTTACATTAGCATCTCCAATTACTGTTTCAGTACCAATAGTCCAATCTAGCTGTTCTCCTGTTACAAGAACATCAATTGAAGGTGTTAATACAGCATCTGCTCCTATTGCAATATCTGTACCAACAGATTGACCCCATTCTCCATCACCCCAAGCTAACTCACCCCAAGGTTGTGCTGAAGCAGTAGTTACTTGTATCTCTATAACTTCTCCTCCAAATACTGTCCCTTCTGAAGAAGTTAATTCTTGTCCTGTTGGAGTAGTTAAAATAGATACACCTAAAACAGCTGTACCAGTTGTAGAAGTTAATTCTTGTCCTGTAAGTGTTACTGATGCATCACCTTGAGCTACTACAGTTGCGTCTCCTAATAAAGTTATACCGTCACCAACACCCCACAAACCATTACCCCAAGTTTCATTACCCCAAGGATCGTTTGAAGGAGAAGTAACTTGTACAACATTAGTTTCACCACCAAAAGCATCTCCTACTGTTGATGTAGCTTCTTCACCTGTTACTGTTACTAAAACAGAGGTTCCTGCAACAACGCCATCGGTTGCAGAACTCATTCCAATATCTGCTGGCCCTGTTACGGTAGTATCAATAGTTACATCTGCGTTTGCAGAAATTGTTACTGCATTTGTATTTGAAGTTATTGCTAATCCTGAAACGTCGATGTTAGGGTTTGCTAAATCTCCCCATTCACCTTCGCCCCAAGCTAAACCACCCCACCCAATTTGAATTTGAGCGTCTACGGTTACTGAAGTTACGGAAGTTGTTGATTCGACACCACTTGGGGCAATTATATTATTATCAGAGTTCCAAGCATTAGAACCCCATAGATTTGTGCCCCAAGTTGATGCCATTCATATTCCTGCTCGTTATTAAGCGATTCTTAATATTGCAGCTGCTGATGTGAATGCTGGAAACTGAATAGTGAATGTTCCACTAGTTGCAGTTTTGTCTGATCCAAAATCTAATACGCATACTGCTTTATTAGCATCGCTTGTATTGTAAATTAAAGCTCCTCTAGCTGTTAATGTAACACCTGTAAAAGATAAATCATCAAAATCAACTATTGCTACACCTGTGTCTAGCCCTGTTTGTTGATTTTGTAATGCTCCTCCACCCGCAACATATTCACCAGAATCAGGTACTTCCTGAGATGTTGAGTACGCTGTTGTAGCTGCTGATAAGTTTGCGTCAGATGTATATAACGCTAATTTAAAAACGTCACCACCACTTTCAAATTGATGTTGACCCTCTAGTATTTGTTGTTTGAATGAATTACAAACTGCTTGTTGTATTGCCATAATAATTTCTCCTTAGTAATTATAATTTTTTATTGCATTTGATCAGGAGATGGTGCAGGCACGACTAATCGTGGTGTCCCGTCCTGATACTCGTCTCTACGTCTTCTGCCTACTTGCTCTAACGCAAAACCTTGCATAGCTATATTATACTTGTCTGAGTACAGTTTGTACATATCCATAGGGCCTTTTAAAAAACCATACGCCTCTACTAATGTTGCATATAACAATAGCTCAGGAGCGTTATCACTAAGATAAGTAGTTGTATTTGTAGCTGATAAATGGTCAGGTGTATAAACATAACTTAACTGACAATTGTAAGCTGAAGCTGGTGTAGGAGCCATAATGATAGTAGTTTCTTTCCACATTGCGTAATATTTAGGTACGCCTGTAGCCCCTGTTGAGTTATACTCAAATATAAAACTTGTGTCTTTAGGTTCTAAATAAACCTTTGTTGTTGGAGATTGAGTGCTGTCTTCAACTAAAAATGATCTTACAATAATAGCTCTTCTAGTGCTTGTTAATCCAGATGAAGATGTAGCGTTAGGTAAATCTAAATAAGCTGAGTTAGCAATTAAACTAGCTGCAGCATATTCTCTAGCATAGTCTGCATCTACTTCTCTAAATATCTTTAATTCAGCATCTCTAATAAAATCTTCTACAATAGAGTCAGTAAGAACATTACTGTCTACTTCTGTATAATTCCTAATCTTAGCTACTAGTTCTGCAAATGTCATATTATACTGTTACTGTAACACTCCCTAAATTACTTGTTGAACTTGATCCTGTAACTAATGCTTTGTTTATTGGAAAAGAAATAGTTACTTCACCTATACTAACTCCAGCTTGTCTTTTAGCATTTTCAACATCAGGTGATGTTCCTGGTTGCATACCATTAGACAAAAATTGTCCAGGCCAATATTGTAAATCAAGAGATGCAATAATTCCAGTTCCTCTAGAAGTATCTGGTCTAGCTCTTTGTAGTCCTTGAGGATCTCCTCCTCTTGATCGTATTTCTAGTTGAGGATGTTTTGCCTCAAACTCAGAAAAATGGACAATAGAACCATTCCATTCCTTAACCATTTCATTATAAGGAAACTGCATACCAGATCTATCTGATATTGCTAATGATCTACTTCCTTTTGCAAAATTAGCCATTCGTTCTCCTATACATTTGGAAAGTAACTTTGAGGAGAAATGTATAAAGAAGTTCTAGAACCATCTTCGTCTAGTGCTCTTTTCATTTCATCTTCATAAGCTAGTTTTAATAATTCTGCTCTTTGTGGAGAACGTTTAATTGCTAAATAATAAGCTAGTCCTGCACACATACAAGGTATAAATCTATATGCTACATCTGCTGTATTTGTGTAAGCACCTGAATCTTCAATTCTTTTAATTACATAATATTTTAAATAAGTGTATGTACTTAAATCAGGTGTTTGATATAAATAGATAACAGGTGTTGTTTGTCTATCTACATAATATTGTGAAGGTTGTCCTTGAGTGCCTTTGTTTGGTAAAGCGGCATAAGTAGATCTATCAATTTTACTTAATGATAAATCATTTGTAGTAGTTCCTGGTGTACCTGAAGTACTAGATATGTAAGCTTCTAAAACATCACTAACATCTGTGTTTACAGTATAGTTAGCTTGACCTTGAACCAAGGTCACCTGATCTAATTCTACTTTCCATAAGTGCACACCTCTATTACCCCATTCTGAGAATAAAATATTTAAACTTCTTCTGGCTGATTTAATATCATAACCAGAATTAATTCTAATACCTATTCTTTCATAGGCTTCTTCAACTATCTCATCGATAGATAAATTAAAAGATGTTGTGCCGCTTGTAGCCATTTACTATTTCTTTTTCTTATTTTTTTTCATTTTTTTCTTAGACATCATCTTACCATAAGAAGCCTTCTCTTTTTTAACAGAAGCCATTCTTGCATAAGCATTTCCGCCACCTGGTGTCATTTTCATCATAGTTATCTCCTTTTTAAATTAATCCTTTGTAATAATCTTTATAAGATTTATTAGAGTATTTCTTACCATCTAATTCTACATCAATAAACTTACCTGCATAAGCCTCTGTTGTTTCAACCTCTTCAGATTGTTCAATTTGTTGTGGTTTTGTTTGTCCTGATTGTTTGTATTGCACATAGTCTTGAGGTGAAGCTTGTGATGCCATAGACATAGCAGTAGATACATCTGGAATTAATCCTCCAGCAAATGCACCTTTTGGTTTTTTCTTCATAAAAGGAGTATGATAAGCGTGCCTCATCTCAAATTCTTTATCTGTTTCTGTTGGTTGTTTAATAGCTTTACCTGTGTAAGCTTTTTTAACTGGAATACAGTTAGGTACTTTTCTACCATTCTTCATCTTCATTCCAAATTGCTTATAGCCTTTCCAACAAGCCATATTATATACCTTCCTCTAAAAATACTTTAGTTTTTTTGCAGGAGCATTGTTTAATACCAAAAATTTTACAGATAATATTTTTAATTTTATTTATCATAACACTCCTTATTTGTGGCCACATTGCTATATGACTCCGTAGAAGGGTCTTTTAGCCTCTTACGGTTGTACAACTTCTTTGATTTTACCACTTTAGGCTTAAATAGTCTATTACTTAGGATTTTTGCTATTGGATTATTTCGTTTTTTTATGGGCACTGTTCTTCATTAACTTCCCATTAGGCATATAATGATAGCCTTTAGGTGCTTTCTTTTTTCTAGCACCTCTTAATTTACCATCTACTTGTTTTGTCATTTGTGATCTTCCGATTGCCATATTAGTTCCAAGGTTTATAATTTACCTTACCATCTTCTCTATAAGCAATCAAGGATTCCTTTTTATTTAAATCTGTTGAATAACTACAATGAACCCACCCTGATGATGGTTCTCCTTCTTTGTAGAACTCAAGAATTATCTGATTCCAAATAAGGTTATCCCTAATCCATTGAGCTAATTCCTTATTATCTATTCCTGGAATTTCAAAGTCAGCTGCTGCTGATTTATTATCTGCACAATGCTCGCTGGTAATTTTTGAACCTATCTCAATACACAACTGAGCACAACGAAATCCCGAACTTATAATCAGAGGCCTGTCGAAATGACTACGGATTGGTTGTAAAATATTTACTGCCAATGCTTTTAAATTTTCTATTTGCATTGGTGATGGATTATTATTGATGCCTTTACGTTCGGCAACTTGTGATT